CGAGATAGACCGATTCGCCGATGCGCTCGGGGAGGGCGACCGTGCAGCGGTGCGGCGGTGGGTCATCCGTGTCGGCCGACGCGGTGGCAAGTCATCGACGCTGTGCCGGCTTGCGGTGGCCTGGGCCGTCGCCGGTCCGTGGGAGGTGCCGACCGGCGACACTGGCTATGTGATGATCGTCTCGACGACGCGACGCGAGGCGGCTCAGCGCATAGCTACGATCGGCGCCATCCTGCGAGCGCTCGGCGTCAAGCATGAGCGCGCCGGCGACACGATCACGCTGGCCGATCGTAACGCAGCGTTCCGCACCTACACCGCTACGATCGCCGGCGTGGCCGGGCCGACTGCGATCATGGCCATCGGCGACGAGGTGGCGCTCTGGCGTGACTCGGCTACGGGAGCGAACCCGGCGCGCGAGGTGTTCGGTCAGCTGCGCCCGACAGTTGCCACGCAGCCGTGGGCGCCGATCATTATGTCGTCGTCGGCGTACTCGACGCGGGACTACCATCACACCGAGTTCCTGCGCGGGAACACGGACGATCAGATCGTGAGCCTGGCCGCAACGTGGGAGGCGAACCCGACGATCACCGAGGCAGAGACGCGCGCGCTAGAGCCCGACGAGCGGGCGTGGTTGCGGCAGTATGCGAGCGTCCCGCAAGACGCTGTCGCAGAGGCGTGGTTCGGGCACGACGTGATTGACAGGGCCGTAGACCGCGGCAGGCTCGAGACACCGGAGCGCCCCCCGGGGTCGTACGTGATCGTCGCCGCCGACGCCGCGTTCAGCGCGGACAGGTTCGCCATCGCTGCCGCCGCGAGCGTGCGCGGTACCGGCGCGCCGGTCCGCATCACGAGCGTGCTCGGGACGTGGGCGCTCGAACCGAGCGAGGGGAAGCCGCTGCGCCCATCGGACTGCGTGCGGTTCGCCGCATCGATCTGCCGCCAGTACGGCACGACGCAGATCTTTCTCGACCAGTTCGCGGCCGAGCCCCTCCGCGAGATGTTCCGCGACGCTGGCATTGCCGCGACGGTGATCCCGTGGACAGCGACCAGCAAGCCGGCCCGTTTTCGTTCGGCTCGCGAGGCGCTGCTAGACGGCACGCTGCGCCTGCCCGACGAGCCGGAGCTGCTCCGCGAACTGCACGCAGTCTCGGGCGAGCTCCGGCCTGGGGGTCACGAGCGCATCGAGGCCGCGACGGGGCACGATGACCGGGTGTTTGCCGCGGTAATGGCAGCGACGGTGGCAATCGAGCGGGGGGCCGGGGTGGTGCCCGATGTGGCGCCGGCTGAGAGTGCCGCCGAGCGCTGGGAGGCGGAAATCCAGCGGGAAATCGAGTCCGAGGCCGACGAGCCGGACTGGTACTGAACGGGTGTGGCGGGTATCGCTTGACTCACCCCCGGCCTGGGTGTCAGGATACCCACCGTGGAGCGACCGACACTCGACGGGATGGCGTGGCTGCATGAGGCCCTGGCGCACATCGTCGAGCGTGTCCCGGCCCTGGGTATCGAGCGAGCGGTCCCGCAGACGACCGGGTGGGAGCGCGACGGGCATGTGCGGATCCGGGCACAGCGCCACAATGGCCTGACCGGGTACTACCGCATTCCGGTCGGCGCAGTGAACGGGCACGACACAGAGCGTGTGATCCGCACGCTGCTTGCCGGCGCGTCTCTGGAGATCGCAGACACGCCACAGATGATCATGCCGGTTCGGATCACCGCGCCGGAGTTGACACGTACACTGATGGGCGAGTCACGTTGGCTCAACGGATTCGACGGGAGATAGGACCATGGCACTCACCTCAACCGAAATCGCGAACGCCAAGAGCGGGCTTCTGAATCTGCTCCATCCGTATTTGGCGGACCTCGACGACGCCAAGTCGTTGTTTTTCACGAAGCACGCGAAGTACACCAAGGTCCTTGCCGACGCGGCAGCCGCGACGACCACGGCGATCACGCCGTTCTATCGGTTTCCGACCGCGTACAAGATCACCGCGATCAACATCCTGCCGGCGACCACCGTGGCCGCGGACGCATCAAACTACGCCACGATTTTGATCGCGAGCGAGGACGGTGCGGCGGGAACGCCGGTCGCGATTGGCAACCGGACCACGGCCAGTGTGGCGCTCACCGAGACGACCACGGCCGCGGTGACGCTGTCCGGCACCGTCACCGGTGCGGCGGGCGACATCCTGACGCTGCAAGTTACCAAGACGGGCACCGGCGCACAGCTACCGCCGCTGACGGTTCAGGTTGACTACGAGGTGATGTGAAGCTGACCTCGGTCTCACTCCCGGCAGGGACCCCCCGAGTGCCCCGCGCCTCGGGCGGGTTCCTGCGTGCCGAGTCGTTCGATCTGACGTACGCCGACGGGCTGATCCGCGCGATTGACAAGCGCTCCGGGTCCACGCTGCTGATTCACCCGGCGGGGTGTGTGATGGAGCCCGCGCCGACGACGCCACGAAAGGCCACTCGTGAAGCTGGCTGAGCTGCTCGATCTGTTGCGCGATCGTGGTCTGCTTGACCGCGCGCAGACGATCCACGCGGAAGACTGCACGGTCACGCTATCCGTCGGCGGTCCGCGTGACACCGAGCGACCGCGCACCGATCCGGAGATCATTGCCAGGATGGCGCAGCGTGAGGCGGAAGAGCTGATCTACGGGAGTGCCGATTGATGGCCAGGCGCGACGATAGCGCACGGTGGTGGGAGGACGGCGCGAAAGGACGGCGGCACAGCCGCATCAACGCGATCCGCGACGCCGGGCGCGATCAGGCGAGCGGACGCCGGTCGGACAACGAGCATCACCTGCGGCTGTACTCGACGTCTGAATGGCGCAGCGTGTACGGCTCGCCACGGGACCGAGCGATCAGTCGGGCGCGTGGGCGCAAGCTGACTCGCAACGTCGTCCGCAACGTCATCAATGCTTACGTGTCGATGATGTGCAGGTCGCGGCAACATCTCAATTTCATGACGGATGGCGCCGATTGGCGGCTTCGGCGGCGCGCAAAAAACAAGGAGCGCTACGTTCTGGCCATTATCCGAATGGACGACGGCCATGGGCTCAAGCAGAGGATGATCAAAAACGCCGGGATCTTCGGGTCTGGTTACATCTTCGTGGCGCGCGACTACCAGCGCAAGCGTCCGGTGCTCGAGCGTGTTGCCCCCGGAGAAATCAGTGTCGACGACTTCGAGGCGATGCGCGGCGAGCCGCGTTCGTTCTATCGTGAGCGCGCGATCGATCGTGACGTGCTCAAGGGCATGTGTGCCGACGAGAAGGACGCTGATCGGCTGTGGAAACTGATCGACGATGCGCCCAGCGCGCGCGGGTACGGTCTCGCGGACACGGCTGGGCACGTGGTGCTGCGCGAGGCGTGGCACCTGCGTTCGTACGCTGGCGCGGACGATGGCCGCTACGTCGCGACGATCGAGAACGCCGATCTCTGGGAAACTGAGTACCAGTGGGACGCGCCGCCGTGGATCAAGTACGACCACGAGCCGGAGCCGCACGGGTACGAGGGGTGCGGTCTGGCCGCAGAACTCGCGCCGATTCAGCTCGAGATCAATACCGTGCTCCGGACGCTGCAAGAGAACCACTGGCACGGGGGGAATCTGAAGGTTTTCGTGGAGCGCGGCGCCGGAGTGGCGCGGGCACAGATCAGCAACGATCTACACGTGCCGATCATCGAGTACGCCGGCGCGCCCCCGGTGATGACGGCGAACGACATCGCGTCCCCGCAGTTGTTCCAGTACTTGCAAGACCTCGAGTCGTCGGCCTATCAAGTCGCGGGGATCTCGCAGCTCAACGCGCAGAGCCAGACGCCTGGCGCTACCATGAGCGGCCGCGCCAGACTGGCGGCTGACCGCAACGAAAGCCAGCGTTTCTTGGCCGCTGTGCGGCGCCTGGACACGGCGTGGGAGCAGCTCGGGCTGCGCATCATGGAGGCGGCAGAGGACGTGTACGCCGCGGTCGGTGACGCGGAGATCATGCACCACGGATCCAACCGCGTGATCCCAATGAGCCTGGCCGACGTGTGTGACGGTGACGAGGCCGAGGCGCGCATGTTCGACGTGCAGGTTTGGACGAGCAGCCTGGCGCACAAGGAGCCGGCAGCACAGATCGAGTATGTAGAGAGCTTGATCGCGGCCGGTTTTGCAAAACCTGGCGATGCGTACAAGATCATCGACGTGCCGGACGCGCGGCACTTGGCGGACTCCCGGCTGAGCGCGGAGGCGCAGATCGAGCATGCGATCAGTCGCATCCTGGACGATGGCGAGTGGGTCGCGCCGGTGCCGGAGATGGATCTGGCCCTGGCGCGCGACATGGTTCTAAGCGAGCTGTCGACACAGGCGCTCGTGATGCACTCGCCGAGCGATCACGTGGACATGCTGCGTGACTTCTACTCGCAGGTCGTGGACCTGATGGACGCGGCAAACCCGCCGCCACAACCGATTCAAGGGCCGCTTCCCGACGTAGTACCTCCTCCGCTCGTCGGTGAGGCGCCCGCTATTCCGGAG